CTAAATAGTTCAGCTTTCCAAAGGTGTTCCTTGATAATTGAATACAGACCAGTAAAAGGCATGGCACAATCCCCATGTTGTAATAATCTGGTTATAAAATTTATTTAAGATTGGTGGTGAATAATGTGGCTGGGTATAAAAAGGTTACAAAAGAAGATGCTGAAGTTTTCTTGAAGCTTTATGAAAAGTATTTGCTTATGAAGCTTGATGGCATGAAAAACATCCTTAAAACCCTTCCAACAGATGTTATTGAAAGATGCTTTAATGGTGTTGAATTCTTTGATAAGAATTTTGATGTTTCAAAGTTAGATGAAGCAACCTTTGGTGTTGGTGGGTTATGTGGATGGTCAAAAGTGAAATCAGTTGTGAATGAACTTGAATTTTGCAAAAGATATGATGATACTGGGGAACTTGATGATTTTATGGAAAAACGAGGTTTCAAAGTCAAAAGAAAAAGCATTGGTATTCCTGGATTACAATAAGTGAAAGGTGGTATGTGAAATGACTGAAGTGAAATTTGATTACAGTAAATTAAAGGGCAGAATTCGTGAAATCTTTGATACTCAAAGTGCTTTTGCTGAAGCAATGGGAATGTCAACAACTTCCCTTTCTGCAAAACTTAATAACAAGATTGAATTCAGTCAAAAGGAAATGGATAAGGCATCTGATTTACTGAAAATCAAAAAGGAAGAAATTCCAGTTTACTTTTTTACCCCAAAAGTTCAAGAACCTGAACTTTAGAAAGGGGTGAAAGTATGGAAGATATACTTTATACAGTTTCAGAAGTAGCAAAATTAATTAAATGTAACACTAATTATGTATATGACTTAATAAGGAAAGGTTTTCTTCCAGCTTTGAAACTTGGTAGTTATAAAGTCAGACGGGATGCATTACTGGAATTCCTTGAAAAATATGAAGGTAAAGATTTAACTGACCTGAACAATGTTGTGGATTTAGGTGAAAGAGGAAATGACCATGAATAAAATTAAACTATTCCCACACCAACAAAGGGCATTGGATAGCACCAAAGATTTTAACAGAGTTGCTTACTATTTGGACATGGGCCTTGGAAAAACATTTGTTGGTTCAGAAAAGATGGTTCAGCTTGGTACAGATACCAACATCATAATATGTCAGAAATCAAAGATAAATGACTGGATGAAGCACTTCAAAGACCACTATCCAAGAATTCAAATTTATAACCTGACCGATAAAAAGCAATTGGATGATTTCATTTCACATGATACAGCATGGGCAGGTTACCCTGGTGCAAGTATGACAGTCGGCATTATCAATTATGATTTGGTGTTCAGAAGGTCAGAACTTCTTCAATTAGAGCATTTCACTTTGATGCTTGATGAATCATCACAAATACAAAATGAAACAACCAAGCGGTCAAAATTTACCTTAAAGCTGCAACCTGAAAATGTAATACTTCTATCAGGAACACCAACAGCGGGTAAGTATGAAAACCTATGGTCACAAGTTCATTTACTTGGTTGGAAAATCAGCAAAGACCTTTATTGGAAGCACTACATTGAAACTGAATGGGTTGAAGAAGATGGCGGTTTCTTCAGAAAGGAAGTAGTTGGTTATAAGAATGTTGACAGATTAAAAATGAAGCTTGCACAGCATGGGGCAATATTCATGAAGTCAGAAGAAGTCGTTGACCTTCCTGAACAAATTGAAAATAAAATCATGGTTCCGACAACTAAAGAATACAGGAAATTCATGAGAAGTAGAATTATTACAATTCAAGATAAAGAAATGATTGGTGATACTGCCCTGACTAAAAGATTATATGCAAGGATGCTTTGCGGTCACTATAACAAAAATAAGCTGGAAGCTTTCAGGGATTTAGTTGATTCAACAGATGATAGACTAATTGTATTTTATAACTTCAATGATGAACTAGATGTTTTAATTAAGTTGGTTGAAGATAAGCCAATATCAATAATCAATGGTTCAATCAAAGACTTAACTGCTTATGAAGAACAAGATAATTCAATAACATTTGTTCAGTACCAGGCGGGGGCAATGGGATTGAATTTGCAAAAGGCTAATAAGGTGATTTACTTCACCCTTCCCCAATCAAGTGAATTGTTTGAACAGTCAAAGAAAAGGGTTCACAGGATAGGTCAAACTAAAAGATGTTTTTACTACTATATGATGTGTATTGACAGTGTTGAAGAAGATATTCTTGAAACATTGGAAATGAGAAAGGATTATACTGATGAATTATTCAAAGCCTATGAAAGTAAAATTTAAAAGATTGTTTACCTTTTGGTTCATAACACTTCTAATTGCTGGGCTTATTGGTTCAGGAATTACCATGCTACTCATGAAGCCAAAAGATGTTGAAGCACTTGAAACATGTGAAAAGGAAGTATATTTTTTTACCCATGAAGTTCAAGAACCTGAACCGACAGCCATCATTGAACCTATTCTTGAAGAACCACTCTTGGAATCTCTTGGGGAATACAGAATTACTGCCTATTGTCCTTGTGAAATCTGTTGTGGAATATGGGCAAAGAACAGACCAGGTGGAATTGTAGTTGGGGCTTATGGTGTGGAACTTGAAGAAGGTGTTTCCATAGCAGCACCATTACCATCTAACACAAGGCTTTACATAGATGGAATTGGTGAATATACGGTGCAAGACAAGCTTGCAGATTGGGTTCTTGAAAAGTATGACAATAAGGTGGTTGATATTTACTTTAATAGTCATGAAGATGCCAAAGCCTTTGGGCTTCAGCATAAGGAAGTATTTATTGTGAAGGGAGATATGGAAAATGATTAAGTGTAAAAATTCATGTCCATTGGACAAGTTTGATGGTTGCTGCTTTGAGTGTGACCTGAAAGAAAGTTGTGATGAAGCTTGTGAATTGATTCCATCAAGCTGCGGTGAATCCATTATGGAAGAAGCTTCTGAAGAAACTGGACTGGAAGTATTCAAACAAGGTCAAATTGCAGTCATTCAAAAGATTGTTAATATTGTAACAGCTAAAAAGAAGCTTGAAGAACAGGAAAAGGAACTGAAAGAAAAGCTGAAAGAAGCCATGGAAAAATGCAATGTTAAGAAGTTTGAAAGTGACATTCTGAACATCACTTATGTTGCTGAAAGCACCAAAACCAGCATTGACAGTGTAAAGCTTAAAAAGAAATATCCTGAAATTGCTGCTGAATGTTCCAAGACTTCTAAAACATCAGCTTATGTAAAGGTGACGGTAAAGTAAGAAAGGAGTGATAATAAATGGCAAAAGTAAGTAAGGAAAAATGGTTAGTTCAACAATTATTAAGAATGGCAGAAATCACTAATGATGATTTGAAAAGAGAACATTATTTAGAACAAGTCGAAAACTTATTGAATGATATAAATTCAAAAAGTGCAAGTAATTTATCACCATTAAATATTAGCATTTTGGAATTTGCAAAAGAAAATAAAGTAGATGATTTTGTAAATAAAACTGTTATAGCAGTTTACCAAAAATATCAACTTTACTGTATGGAAAATGGTTATATACCACTTGCACCTAATGAATTTTCAAAACAACTTCAAAGATACACAGACCTTAAAACTAAAAGAAAAGTTATTGATGGTAAGAAATATACCATATATGTGTAAATTGGGGTGTTTCAATGGCATCAGAAAAGAAGTTTGAAAACAAAGTTAAATCATGGCTTCATCAATTGCAGAAGGAAGGACAACCCATCAAGTTTATTAAGATTTGGGGAGGTGGTTATCAGAAATCTGGTATTCCTGATTTGATATGCTGCATAAATGGTATTTATTTTGAAGTTGAATTGAAGTCATCCACTGGCAAACCAACAGAACTTCAAAAGCATAACATCAAATTAACCAATGCAGCAAATGGAATTGGGATAATCCTTTACCCTGAAGGATTTGAACAATTCAAGACCATAGTGAAAGGGGTGACTGGATGCAATTCTCACATTCAAGACTTGACTGCTTTGAAAGCTGCAAATTCAAATACAAAATGCGTTATATTGACAAAATAGAAGCTTTACCATCAACGGATGCAAATAATGCCTTAATTATTGGAATAGCAATGCACACTGGAATTGAAAAAGGTGTTGAAGAAGCAATTAAGACTTATTACAACAGCTTTCCAATTATAACTGATGACCATGTAAATGAAGCCATAAAGCTGGAATATCTAATCCCCAAAGTGCAAGAAATTCTTCCTGAAGGTAAGTTTGAACTTCAAATAATAAATTCAGATTTTATTGGCTTCATAGATTTAACATCCAGGAATGATGATGGCAGTTATGATATTTATGACTTCAAGTATTCCAATAATGTCAGAAATTATATGGATTCAGGGCAGCTTCATCTATACAAGTATTTCTATGAAAAGCAATTCAATAAAAAAGTTCGTAACTTGAACTTCGTGTTCATCCCAAAAGTGAACATCAAGATGAAAAAGACAGAAGATGTCATAAGCTTCAGGAAACGAATTAGGGAGGAACTTGAACAGTCAGAAATTAAGATTGTTCCAATAGAGTTTGATTCGGAAAAAGTCATTGAATTTTATCAAGGTATCAAACGAATATTGGAAACCAGTGACTTCCCCAAAGAACCAAATTATTTATGTAACTGGTGCGAATACCAGGAATTTTGTGAAAAAGGAGTGGATTACATGTTGTTACCAAAGAATGAAAGGCGAAACATTGAAAAAATTGAAAAGAAGGTGGTTTGGCTTTATGGTGTACCATTCAGCGGAAAAACCTTCCTTGCTAACAAATTCCCTGACCCACTAATGTTGAATACTGATGGTAATATCAAGTTTGTTGATGCCCCTTATGTTCCCATTAAAGATGATGTGAGGGTTGAAGGTAGACAAACCAAAAGAACCCTGGCTTGGGAAGTATTCAAGAATGTCATTGCTGAATTGGAAAAGAAAGATAATGACTTCAAAACCATTGTTGTTGACCTACTGGAAGATACTTATGAGCATTGCAGACTTTACATGTATGACAAGCTGAATATTACCCATGAATCAGATGACAGCTTTTCAGCCTGGGATAAGGTCAGAACAGAATTTTTATCAACCCTTAAAAGGCTGGTAAATATGGATTATGAAAACATCATTCTTATTAGCCATGAGGACAGAAGTAAGGACATCACAAGAAAGTCAGGGGATAAAATTACAGCTATCAAGCCCAATCTTCAGGATAAAGTTGCAACCAAAGTCGCTGGAATGGTGGATATTGTTGCAAGGGTTGTTGCTGATGGTGATGAAAGAATTCTTTCCTTTAAGACTAATGAAGTTATCTTTGGTGGTGGAAGGCTTTCAGTAACAGATAAGGTCATCCCACTGGATTATGATGAATTCTTAAAAGTGTATGAAGAAAGTAATGCAATTGCTACTGGTAAAGTAACTACAAATAAGCCTGAAACTCAAAAATCTAATGATGAAGAACCTGCTGAAAAGGAAGAACCAAGAAGCAGAAGGACAAGAAAAGTAAGGGAAGAACCTGCTGAAGAAGTTGAACAAATTGACGGGGATTTTTCAGCCCAAAAAGTTCAAGAAACTGAACCACAGGTTGCGGATACTGAAACCCCTGAAGAAGTAACAGAAGAACCAGCGGAAGAAAAGCCTGTAAGAAGAACAAGGAAAAAGAGGGGTGAATAATGGCTGATGTAATTTCTTTAAAAGATGGTTCAGTTGAAATCATATTTGAACCAAAAGATTTTCAATACCTGGTTGAAAAACACCTGGGTTATGATGCTGAAACATACTTCAGAACCTTAATTGAAAAGCTTCAGGAAGAAGCGGATTATACCAAAGCAAAGGTTGAAACAGACCTTAACAGCTATGAAGCACAGCTTGAAGGTAACACCACATGTTTCCTTGATATTTTAGACATCATCAAGGAAGCGGAAAAGTTACTGATGGAAAAGCGACTTAATAAAGCCGAATTGGTCAAGTTGCTTAACCAAATAAAAACAGAAATTAACAATATAATTTGAAAGGATGGTATGAAAAATGGCAAATATTTGGGATAAGTTTGATAAGGAAATTGATGTTGAAGGTTTGCAAAAGGATGTTCAGGAAGCAGCGGAAAATGGTGCTAATTTCAGGGAAGTTCCACATGGTGAATATGAAGTAAAGATTGAAAAACTTGAACTGGTAGAATCCAAAGCTGGTGACCCAATGGTTACAGTATGGTTTAGGGTGTTGGTTGGCGATTACAAAGGAAGCATGATTTTCATGAACCAGGTTATTACAAAAGGCTTCCAAATTCACATTATGAATGAATTCCTTCGTTCCCTTGACAGTGGTTATGATGTAGAGTTCAGAAGCTATTCACAGTATGGTCAACTGTTAATGGACATTCATGAAGCAATTGATGAAGAACTGGAATATCTCTTGAAATACAGTGAAGGTAAGAAAGGCTTTAGTAACTATGAAATTGTTGATGTTTATGAAGTTGAATAATTAAGCAAGGGTATGTGGGTGCTTAAATTTTATAAGCACCCACTGCCCCACACTTACCCATCATTAGTATTACCAGCAATTATTAAACCTATACAGAAAGGAAGTGAAATAAGTGCTATTTTATGACTTTGAAGTATTCAAATATGATTGGCTGGTTGTAATCATTGATGTAATCAACAAAAAAGAACATGTCATTGTTAATGATGTTGAAAAACTTAAAGATATTTATGAGAAGCATAAAGATGATATTTGGGTTGGCTATAATTCAAGAAGCTATGACCAGTATATCTTAAAAGGCTTGTTATGTGGTTTTAATCCTAAAGAAATCAATGATTACATCATAGTTAAAAATAAAC